ATCGAAAATGAGATCCATAACCTCCCCGAGAAATACGGGTAGTTTTGCCTTCTTCTTGAAACCAAGAAAAAGGTCGGGACCTACCCAACCACGTTCAAGACCCGTTTCCAAGTCTTTTGCGTAGGTTGGTAGAGTGATGGTTAAGAACTCATCACCCTCATTTTCAAATCGGGCCGTGACAGTTTTATAGTCACGGTCAGTGCTTACACGACACCAGGTTCCCAATTCCTTGAGAACCACATGCCAGAACAGCATCAGGCTTTTCATTGTACTCCCCTTTCTAATGGGGTAGTCAATCCGTTTAGCTGTGTTGCCGATAGTCCCCGGAGGGGTCCGGTTTAAACCGGACCCCCCCAAGCACGATCAAGCCTTTTCTATCATGAAGATAGTGTGCATTGAAGTAGGGTCGCAAAGTTTACGACTCTCCTCCAAGCAGCTTGATCGTGTTCGCACCAGAAGAAGCAGCAAGGTTGGCCAGAAGGCCATCCCAAATCTGCTTCACCTCGGTTGGCGTGTAGCCAACCGGGGGCCTGTCGACGGAGATAGTAATCCCCATCGAGTAGTTCAGGTTCTGGGCGGCCACCAACGGGTCAGCTGCCACCTTACGGTGAGTCAGCTTAAGAACGCTGCGGGTACGCTTCGCGTAGTTGTGCTTGATCTCCATACGGAGATTAGCATCATCCTTCGTGAAGGTACCCTCATTGTTCCCACTGCCAGTTCGCGGAAGCGAATTGGCAATCGCGTTGATGGTAATGGACTGAGGATCGGCAAATGCCACAGCGTTGTCCTGTCATCAGACGCCACATGATATATGTGACGACATAGTTACTTTCTGAGACACGGTTGTGCCCCAGGGCGGTGATTTGCAATTACCGCACTCGGGTTATTCCGAGCGCAGCGCACACAGCTTTTTGACGGGTGGAAAGTCCATCAAAGGTGCTGGCGAAACCGTATGGTGATGCGGGTATACGCTTCTTCCTTTCAGTTATGAATCTTTGGTAACCGCTAAGGTTACCATACCGAAAGGATGTAGTCTTCTCTTGTTTATAAGAAGACATCATATACCCGTACTGCATCACCATGGCATCAGTTCCTAGATTGCTTATGTTGGTGACGATGTCACCAGTATTCGCAAACCAGTCTGCTGCCCAGGACCAGGGTGCCAGTTCCCAAAGAGTGTCCGGTGTTAACCGAACACCCAGGAGCTTCTTGGCGCGAGCATAATGCTCGTCCAAAAGTTCTCCTTGGCTTACGCCAATTGGGACATGGTACTTAAAGGCTCCACTAAACCATGATCGTGACTCTTCAGTCACCATCGTGGAGCCTTGAGCATTGCGAGTCGGAGTCGAAGGGACTAAGAAACAATTCCCTAACATCGACTGACTCGTATGCACTGGTTCGAACATAAAACGACGCCGTACTCGAACATCAGACTGCTTTATGTAACCATCCATAAGTTTCTTATGGTTAGTTACAGTATTAGCAAAACGTCTGACGTCTGAGATGAGTGGCTTCCAACCGAATTCCAGATTGAGATATTCAGAGCCGCTTCCTTTAAGGAAGTTGCTCTTCTCTTTCCAGATTTCGGTACCACCCATTTTAGGCAACCCATCCTTCTTCAACTCTCCGATTGCTCGGGGAAGGGAGAAAGAAGGCGAGTTCGGGGCTGTAGCTGAAATTGCCTTTGTACCTTTGCCGATTAACTCGGCATCAGTAGTCTCAGGCATGGGAGTGAAACTCCACCCTGTCACATCAGTGGCAAGGTAAGGTCCACGCCCAGTCCCCTCATTTAGAATGATGGGGGACAACTCGTTACGAAAACGAGTCATCAGCCATGGCCCACCGACGTCCCACTTTGAGTTGCCGTAACCGCCTTTCGAACCGTGACTTTCCGTCACTTGCTCGAAAGTGTCTACGTAACTCAAAGTGTAAGGTATCCAACCTGAGAAGATAGTGTTCCTACGCTCTCCTGAATAGGAGTGCAAGGAACTATTCCTCTCAATTCTAGGGTTGGGCACCAGTGTTCTCCTGATCGGTTTCATTGTGCATCAGCATCTGGCAAGTTACCAAACACAGAGTGTCGTGCATCTAAGCACCGGGAGCCCCTTCGG